ACTTTTGATACATTTATACGATTTTTTAAAGAAGTAACATCAGTTTGTAGGGTTTCTAAATCTTCGAACTGGGTAACACCTACAAATGCCAATTGTAAACTTGAAACATTAGAAAAGGTACCGCCAGTATATTCTTGTAAAATTGATATATTCGAAAAGTTTCCATTGATGTTCGCAACATTTGATACGTGGTCGGTAATTAATTCACTGAGTAGTAGAGCATTAGATTCAAGATTACTCTGTAAATCTATTATATTGGAAAAATTATTGGATATGATAAGGCTGTTGGAAGCATGTACATCTTCGAGTGTTGTGATGCGTGTGACATTACTCACATGAACATCTTCTAGATCTAGAAGTATTGAACTATATGTAGGAACTCCGATAGAGCTCAAATTGTATTCTATAATTTCAATGTTATTCTGAACATTTGCGACATTGGAAAATGTACTGGATGTAAGACTTTCGAGAGCTGTGGTTCTCGTGAAAAGTTGTTGGGTATCACCAACGTCAACAGTGGTGGCACCCTTTGCTACCACTGTACGATCACCATTATCATCTAGGACATTATAAACAATTTCTCGAACTTGAGGTGTTTTACCAACCATGGTTTACTACTCTAGTTTCCGAATAAAATTCCAGCCATTCCCTCCTGGATACGCAAGACGTTATAATTTACTGCGTAGATTCTAATATCTTCACCAGCTCGTTTTTCTCCGAGAATCGCCTCGCGAATTTGTAGATGGGCATTATCTAGTCGACTAAAATTACATGAACCTGTGGACTTGTAATCAGATGCGTTTGTACAGAAATGATACGCATAGTATCGAGTGTAAAAGGGTGTATTATAAAGTTCGTTAAACGACGAAATTCCGAATTCCGAATGGAAATAGTTTTGTACACTATGAAAATAGGTTGGTGTCATACCCTCTAGGAGGTGTGTACCGTTTAACAAGATATCGGCAGAGTCAAAAGTAAAACGATCCTCAATCACATTACTCGATTTCGTGGGAATGCCGAAAAAAATTGATTTCACTGGGTGATTAAACTGAGAAAGGTCATAATCATTGTAGCCTGGGCTGAGTTTTTCTCTGATTGTCTGTGTTTGGGTGATGATAAAGTCTAGTTTTGTAGAAGTGAATCGTTTTCGTTCTGGTGCATCGAGGTATACATAATTGCCATACAGCTTAGCAGAAAATGGTGTTTCTAAATTTTTCTGGAAGTTTACACGGACTTCAACTTGGTGATATTGTAAGGCCACCATAGGAATATAAGAACTCTTATTGTTAAAGAAGAATGGCAATGGGATGAAATTCGTATTACTGACTGAACACTTATTGTTAATCTCCTGAGACTTTGTGTATGTGTCAGCTAAATAGTTCTGATGTATATCACTGATGAAATCAAAGGGTTGTGAATCTACTTTCTGCCCGCCAATATAAAGATCAATCGTCGAACCCTGGAACCCTTCGACGAGGTTAGTACCTTCGAACCAAAGCCCTGTAAGAAGATCACCATTGGTTGGGATCACACACGCATCTTCAGCCAGAGAATACTCTTTGATGAATTTGGGAGCTTGAGCGAAATTTGTATGTCTCGTATACTTGGAAGTGAAGAGTGACATTCCTTCGCCACTCATGTAATAGACGTCTTGGGCACCTTTGGACACAAGCTGTATCAATGCACCAGACATATCTAATAGTTGTATAGATTATAAAAATAAACACTTCCCCTGAAATGGGTTCTCATCTTCCTTGTCTTCTATTGTATCAATTTTGAACCCACCTTGTTTATAGACACGTAAACGTTTTTTATACATTGCGAACAGTATAGACCATTGGTCGACTATATCATAGATGTGTGGGTTGTTATTCTTACCAGGTGTCTCCCGCATGACACGTCCAATAGATTGTTGAATATCGGATTTTGGTGTGGCGAGAATGACTGTATCAAGGGTTGGAATATCTAACCCTTCGTGAGCCTGACTAAAAGTTGCGAATATGATCTTCTTTTTGGAAGATGCTTCTAGGTCAGCTTCTTTCATACCACCCATGTATAATCCAGAACTCGTCGGGAAACATTGATGGAGAAATTCACAATGCTGCCTACGATCACTAAGTACGAGTAACTGTCTGGTACCACTAGAGGCTTTCTTGACCAGACTGGTTAACATTCTATTCCGATCTCTATGTTCCACCAATTCTGTAATCATGTTCACAAGAGATAGTTGTCCATTCCTGGTACAGGGTGGTGGATTCTTAAACATGGGACAATCGTATTGAACAGGGAAAACTTCAACATGAATCTGGTTTTCACGTTCAACCGCGAAGAATGTTGGACCCATGAACCAATGAAGCACTTTACTGAGACCATCTTTACGAACTGGTGTAGCCGAAAGACCATATATATGACGGGGACACATCTTGAAGAGACTCTGACTAAACACTTTAGCACAAATATGGTGAGCTTCATCTACGATGACGGTACCTATACTATCGAAATCACCGAATGAATATTCTTTGAGGGACAATGACTGAAGCATTGCAATTACAAAGTCACAGTCAACTTCTTTTTTATTCTGTTGAACGACACCGATTGTTGCTCCTGGGCAAAACTGTTGAATACGTTGCCTCCATTGATCGGCCAGAAATTGTTTGTGTACTACGATCATGGTTCTATAGCCGAGTGTACACGCTATAGCCAGGGATACGGTCGTCTTCCCGTAGCCACACGGCAAAGAAAGGACGCCATGACCTGCTTGTATTGCTGCCGCGTGTGCCTCGTTTTGATGTGTGGCGTCTCGGAGTTTTCCTGTAAACTTGATATTGGTTCTGGTGGGGGTTGGACGTTTATCTTCTTTCGGTGGCCCAATCGCATCAGTTCCGTAGAATCTTGGAACGCAGATTCCACTTTTAGCTGTTCTGTAAACTTTAAAAGGTGGTGGAGGAAAACCATATTCATTGTTGACGAGTGGCCTTACCGTAAGTTCTTTTTTAATTTCTGGGGTTGAACTCTCCAGTATAAGGCCAGTACGAGTTAGAACTGTCATTAATTACTTATTTAAAGGGGATATACTTTAAATAAGTAATATGCCTACGGTTGACATCGATGAAAATATTAAAAGAATCCATACAAACATTGAACAACTTACCCAAGAAGTGTTCAGACTTCAAGGTATGCTTTCGACATTTGAAGGATTTAAGAAGGGTGGTCTGACGACGATCGATCTTCCTCATGATCCGTCTGAACATGTTGAACAGGCCGAACAGACCGAGAGTACCCAAGAGAAACCCGAGTAAGTACCCACATTCCATATACCCTTAAAATCCATGACAACAGAAACTTCATCACCCTTTATAAGAGATTGGATTGGACGTCCCTTGACTTCACACATCACTCTCCTATATCGGAATGGAACTTTCACTGTGAGTACTCGACCATCAAGAGGATCATCTATGTTTTTGTTGATGAGTAAATGTCTTCTTGATGATTGCATGCGTTCAATTATTTCTACAACTTTATCGGGGATCACGAACCTAATGTACTTCTTATCATTAAAGTCATACATGGGTTCGTGAATAGTTACCATACATTTCATCGTCTCTTATATACCAATAGGAGAAGTAAAACTATAAGTAGTAAGATGACATGTGTGATCATAAAAGGTTCATATGGTCCCCGGGTTCCGAATTGACCATGGCAGAAAGATCGACCCACTTCAATCGCAGCTTCAATACTGGAATAGGGTGTATTTCTGGGAGACATCATACCACACATGGCAACCTTCTTGGATCCCCCAAAAAAAGGAAGTTGTCCATTGGGATTTAAGACACCCGAAGATTGATCGAATACCCAATGTGTTCCTTCCCATGAGGCACCCCATCCGATACGAATTTCCTTCGGTTGGACGAGTCCGAGTTGTTCGATCACTTTCTCGACTAACTTCTCTTGATCCATTTGGACAATTTCTTCTGTGATATTAGTTATGACACATGAGATTGTCTTTTTATCGGGAAGCACAACGGGTTGGAGACGAAGTTCGGTGTCTAATATATATTGTAGATCACTTGGTATATCCATCTCTTCGTTGTATTCCA